ATAGACTGGGGTGAAAGATGATCAAAAGAGGCGTCATAAACCCTGCGAAGTAGACTAGAAGCATCGTTATCCAAGTTGGCGACCACCCACTTTCGGACTTCAGTAAAGTTTTTATCTTTAAGATACTTGATGAGATCATTTGTTTTTACATCAGAGAAAGAAGCAAGAATACCAGAATTAATTTCACCACCCGACGAATAGCGTTGGCACTCATTTAGAACTCGTCTCCAATCTGGAAAATGTTTATTAATTAGTTCAAGTAGAACTTTATTATCAAACTTTACATTCTCTTTTTGAAGAATGTCTTGCAAGCGTCCATAAAAACCTGCAGCAAGTTGTGCCTTCTCTTTTCCTTTGATACCAAAGTCAACGACTGCACATCGAGAATGGAGAGGTTCAATGATTTTGTTTTTGTAGTTACAGGTGAAGATGAATCGACAGTTGTTAGCAAATTCCTCAATAGACGCCCGTAAGAGGAGTTGTACGTCGTTTGTTGTGTTATCTGCCTCATCAATGAGGATGACTTTGTGTTTAGCAGTTGACGAAAGCGATACGGTCGAAGCAAAGTTCTTCGCATTGTTTCGGACAGTATCAAGGAATCTACCTTCGTCGGATCCATTGATGACATAAACATCCACTCCCAGTTCATTACATAATGCCTTTGCAACTGTTGTCTTACCACATCCAGCAGGACCAGCAAGAAGCAGATTTGGCACTTCGCCTTTATTTAGAAAATCTTTAAAAGTTTGTTTGGTTGCATCTGGAAGAATACAATCCTCAATAGTTTTGGGTCGATACTTTTCAACCCACAAAAATTCATCACGACTCATAATTAAATCCAATCAGGTTTTTTCAAATAAGAACTTGGGACAATTTCCAACCATTCTTTTCCATCAAAAATATACAACTTATGTGTATATTTGTGCAAGAAAACATCACCTTTCTGATAGTTCATATCCAATCAGGTTTACGTTCTGGCATACGAAGATAGTTATCTTTTACCCAAGGTTTTGAAGCAATGTACTTCTTGTAAGCGGTAAAAGTATCGATACTATCATCAAATTTCCACTCTTCAGGCATTGCCCTAGCAAATGGGGTCACATCAGTTATCTTTCCTTTAGGGAAAAGATAATAAGCATCTACAAGAGTCTTGTAGCAGGAGTGAGTTTTATTATAGCGTAGTTGATATTCATCACACAAGTTCATCCCCCACTTAATTAGCCAATAGGCATTGTGGATACTATCCATTGCCCATTTGGTACAGGGATGATTACGAAACGCACCCTTTTCAGTTCTGTAGGGAGTGCCATCAGTTTTAGGTAGAGTGCCGTAGTTATGACCCCATTTTTCAGATGCCACAATGGAAAGCATTTGGCAACATTCCAGGGGCATCTTGACGATGTGTTTGTCAGGGAGACATACAGCACTTTCAGCGGGCCAAGGTGACGTTACAAAGATGTTCATCCAAAAGTAGAATCAGGTTCCAGAGCAATATAATAGCACAGATCGTGGTTCTTACTGGTAAAACGTGACAGAAGTTTTTGAGACACGACTACCTCATAAGTTCCAGGAAGAACTTTGATATTTTCAACCTTGAAGTTGAAAACAAATTCAGAGTCAGTTTCGCCAACAACGATTGCAAAATCATTAGAGGTATCGTTCTTCTTATCACGAACAACTAGTTTCACAACACCACCTTCACCAACGGCAGAAATATCAGGAAGTTGATAAACTGCTGCTGCCTTCAGGAGTTTATCCAGTTGCTCAGTACTCAATTCAAAGCATACATCTTCGCTAGGAAGATTAATTGCCTTGTCGGGAGGAGTAATGATAACACTAGGATCTGCAAAGAAATACTTAGAACGCATCTTGCCTTCACGGATAACTACATATCCATCGTTGATAAAATCAAGTTCAGGACTTTGATGTAGGCCAAGACCATTCAGGAACTGATTAAGATCATAGATACCAAAATCCTTAGGAAACTCCTCAGTAATTGTTGCTTCAGCAAGAATATTCTTCATCACACTAATAGTGCGAAGTTTATTTCCTTCTTTAAAGAGAATAGATTGATTGATGGAGGAAAAGTTTTTGAGGACAGAGAGAGTTTTATCAGAAAATTTCATAATCAATAGGAAAAATCAGAGACGGTTTTTTTGTGAAGGCCAGCGAAATGATAGAGAAGAACACAATAATGAATTGCTTTCAAAATGTCCATCTTGGACTTACCGTTCTTCTTACCAAACCGCGAGAGATATTTGATAGCATTTGAACGGGTAAATGCTTCAGCATCACCAATACTTTCAATCAAATCAAGAGTCTGAGTTTTAGAAGTTTCGGAAGTATAATGGGAATGATAGGTACTAGAGAGGTACTGCTCAACTTCTTTCAGTGTTTTATCTTCTTCATATTTCCAGAAACCGTTTTTGTTCGTATCTTCAGGCACAGTCAAATTAAATGTAGGGGATGTATTAAATGAAATATGATCTTCTCCAAGACCACCGGGAAGACGAGATCCAGAAAAAACAATCTGATCTGGAGATACATAAGGATTACCAGTCAAACTAATACCATCTTCTTCCCAGAAGTCTTGATTGGGAATTGTACTTTCATAAGTGCTTTCAAAATTTTCAGACATTGTAAATCATAGTAAAGGACAAAAAGAGGAGGCACTTTTTACCTCCCCATATTCTATCAGGACTGAGGTTCTGCGTCAACGGGAAGTTGGAAGTCAGCATCCACCTTGTCGTACAGTTCCAGAAAGGACTGCTTGGTTTCGTCATCAAAACGGTTCACACACACTTGGATTGCCTTTGCCTTATCTTGGAAGATGCTGTAAGCACGGATGATGTGAACCAGACGACGGGTGCTGATGATTTCCTCAATACCACCATCGTAGAAGGTCTTACGGATGATATCTGCCCAGTCCACAAGGCGCTTGCAGAAGTCACGGTCTTCCACCCCAAGATCCAGAGCGATGCCTTCCAGGATTTTTTGCTCAACAGCAGAGGCAGGATATGCTTGCTCAAAGGTCACAGGGAAGCGCTCAAGGAATGCTTCGTTGAGAACGTTAGTGCCGATAAAGCGACCATCATCG